AAATCCTCTCCATGCCCTACGCCAACCGGTGCGCGCTGATCGACAGGTTCATCGAGGTATGGCCGGCGGAGGCGACGAAGCAGGCGCTGCCGAAGCACGAGGGGCCGACCAAGGTGATGATGATCCACATGGGCGGCGGCAAGTACAACGTGATCGATGGCTGGGTGCTCACCCCGGAGCCGCTGGAGAAGGACGAGGCGTCTGACCTCGTGAAGGCGCTCCAGGAAGAGGCGAAGACCGACGACAGCTAAGCAGTCGCCTTAACCGGCGCCTGCCCCTGAGAATCAAAACCAACAGGAGGCATGGCCATGGCCACCGGCTTCGTTCAGCGCTTCAAAGGTAAGATCCAGGCCGACTCGATTTTCCTGAAAGGCTATGGTTGGTCGGAGGTCTCGACGTCCCTCGGCTCCACGGCCGCGGCGGTCGCCAACTCCACGCTCTCGGCGGACCGCACCAACTACGTCATCAACGGCTCCAGCGCAGCCATCGTCTACACGCTGCCGCCCGTCGAGCAGGGCGCGCGTGCAAGCCTCCTTTTCCTGGCGGTGTCGTCCGCCGTCTTCATCAGGGCGTCGACGACTGCGCCCAACGGCGCGAACAACTTCGGCGTCCAGGGAGCCGGCGGTTCTACGGCCATCGTGCTCAAATCGACCGCTCAAATGACCGTGGACCTCATCGGCGTTTCGAGCGTCTCGTGGGCGGTCACCAGCGTATGGTCCACCTACTCCACGGCGGCGGCCCTGGCGCAGCCTGTCTTCTCGACGACGACCTGACCGGCGTGGTAGGGGTCTAACCCCCTCACCCAGTCAAAGGACTAGCCATGCGGAAGATCGCCATCATCGGGACAGCCCCAGCCTCGCGCGCCGTCACGCCGTTCGACGACGCGTCGTGGGACATCTGGGTGTGCAGCCCGGGCAACATGAACCAGGTCAAGCGGGCGACGGTGTGGTTCGAGCTCCACTCCCTCGTGGAGATGCAGGCGGAGGAGAACCGCGGTTGGTCGGTCGGCTACCTGGGCTGGCTCAAGGCGCAGCAGTTCCCTGTCTACATGCAGGAGCCAAACGATTGGGTGCCGCAGGCGACGATCTTCCCGTACAAGAAGCTCATCACGCACTTCGGGACGCGCAACTGGTTCACGTCCTCGCCGGCGTGGATGCTGGCGTTCGCGATCTACCAGATGACTGCGGGCGACGAGCTCGGCATCTTCGGCGTCGACATGGCGGCGGCGCAAGAATACTACACTATGCAGAAGGGCGGGCTCATCTACTGGATCGAGCGCGCGCAGGCGCTGGGCATCAAGGTGACGATCCCGATGGAGTCGTGCCTGGGCATGCCGACGCCGCTCTACGGCTACAGCGAGTCCTCGCGCTTCGGCCGGCGCATGAACGTCATGCACAAGCTCACGTCCGAGAGCATGGCCAACCTCCAGCAGCAGCACAACAACATCGCCCAGCAGATCGCCTTCCACCAGGGCGCGCTGGAGTCGCAGGCGTACTTCATGCGCACGGCGCTGGACGGCCTGGACGACGCCGAGATCGACCACGCCGAGGCGCGCACGGTCATCAGCAAGGCGGAGACGACGTGGCCGGTCGATGAGACTAAGGGCACGACCTTCAGGATGGATGACAGCGGCGTGCTCGTGCCCGTGAAGCCGAACGGCGGATACTCAGTCACGGAGGGGACGGGCAGCGCCAGACCTGAGGAGCACCACAAACACAAAGTCAGTTCGGAGGATGCGCCGCTGTGACGATCTTCGTCGAGGAATACACGGGCATCGCGCCATCGAACCGCCCGGAGCGGTTCCAAGGGACGCCGCAGCTCGGCTCTACAGCCCAGGCCGTAACACAGGTCTCGTCTGGCGGTGCCGTCTCGACGGTCGCGCTCGCGGCCAATACCCAGTTCGTCGCGCTCATGGGCACGGCGAACGGGTTCTATATTTTCGGTGGATCGAGCACCGGCTCGACGGCTGCCGGCTCGACCTACTTCATCCCGCCGAACACGCAGATACTTCGCGGCGTGAAACCGTTAAGCAAGATTTTCGTCTGGAGCACATGATGGGCCGCAGGGTTGCACTCATCGGCACGTGCCCGTCGGGCCAACTGGCGCTCCATCTCCCGCCGGAATGGGAGCTGTGGGTATGCAGCCCGGGCAATGACACGTTTCCGCGCATTGACCTGTGGTTCGAGCTGCACGGAGACCTCGACTTCCCGGGGGAGGACTTCCGGTCATACATCGCCTGGCTGAACCAACAAGAGTTCCCGCAGATGGTCCACCGCACGGACCTCTTCCCGCGCGGTCGGAGGTTCCCCATCGAGGACATGGTGAAGGAGTTCGGCGACTTCTTCTTCACGTCGCAGCCGGCGCTGATGTTCGCCTACGCGCTGAGCCAGCAGCCCGAGGAGATAGGCCTGTTCGGCCTCGACATGCAGGCCAACAGCGAGTACGCGCACCAGAAGCCCGCGATGTTGCACTTCGCGTGGCTGGCGATGCAGCGCGGCGTGCGCGTGCTGTGCCCGGACGAGTCCGAGGCGCTCATCCCGATGCCGATTTATGGCTATAACTTGAACTCGCCCATCGGGCGCAAGCTCCGGGTGCGCTCGATCGAGTTGAGGAATGAGATCACGAAGCTCGACGCGCAGATCGCGCGGCTGAGCGAGAAGCGCACCCACTTCCGCGGAGCGCTCGACCAGAACGAATGGGCCATGCAGACGTGGACCCACGGGCTCTACCGCGAAACGGGTGATGTCCAGCAGGTGGCGCCCCACCGGCCGCACCTTGTGAAGGAGGTTTGACCATGCCGTACTACGCAGTACCAGGTAACCAAGGCACCGTCGCCGCCGGCTACAAGACCGGCGCCCAGATAAACGCCTCCGGCACGACCAAGCGCACGAAGGTGTACGAGATCATGGTCGGGCCCACCGGCGCGCCGAACGCGACCGACTGCTCGATCCAGTTCGACGTAAGCCGCATCACGGCGACGGGCGCGGGCGCGTACACGACGTGGACGCCCACGCTGCTCGACCCGGCGGACGGCGCGGCCGTCACCGTGGCCGGCATCAACGCCACGGCGGAAGCGACGGCGATCACCGCGAACTCCTCGGTCTGGAACGAGGGCGTCAACCAGCGCAACTCGCTCCGCTGGGTGGCGCCGCAGGAGAGCCAGTACCTCATCGGCCCCGCGGTCGCGAGCAACGGGTTCGTCCTGCGCGCCCTCTCCGCGACCTACGCCAGCTCGGTGAGCACGCAGTTCAGCTTTCAGGAGTGATGATGCGGATCGTCTCGGTCACCGTCCTTCCGGCCCCGCCGGAAGGCATGCTGCACCTTCACTACACGACGCCCCGCGGCGGCCGCAGCACCGTGGGCCATATGGTCAAGGAAGGTGCGGACGCGCCGGAGTTTATCGCCGCGGAGCTGGCGCGGCGGATCAACAACGACAGGCAGTGGGCGACCGGCTACTTCGACGCCAAGTCGTCCGGTCCTACGATCATGATCGTGTGCTCCCCCGAGGTGGACAACGTCAGCATCATCCAGGACCCGGGCAGCGCGGCGTTGGACATCCGCGACTGGGGGCAGTGATGCCCCGCGTCGTAGGCTCGAAAGCGATCGGCTACCTCTGCGAGACCAGCGAGGGGCGGATCGTCCGGGAGTGCGACACGTTCACCTGCAGGCATTGCAACAGGATCGTGCCGGTTCCGCCCAACTGCCGGGCGAACGACATGCCGGGCGGCACGTGCTGGGGATGCCGGGGCCTTGTGTGTACGCGCTGCTACGATAAGGGCGGCTGCGACCACATCGAGAAGAAGTTGGAGCGGCAGGAGCGTCTCGGTCGGTGGCACAGGCAATACGACGATACGGCGAGGAGGTGAACCATGGCCGTCACCCACAATGATAAATGGCAGTTAGCCCAAAGCGTGCTGTTCCAGCATCGGGTCCAGGCGTCGCTCGTGGCGGCCTGCGTCAACATCTCGTCAGAGAGCCCGACGACCGTCCCGTTCCACCGGGAGCGCTCGGACCTAGCGCGGAATATTTTACTGGCTCCTACCGGGACCAACAACTATGTGCAGTTGTTCTCGAACACGGTGGCATGCGACTCGAGCGTGATCAACGACGCGACCGCCACGGGAGCCACGGCGATCACTGCGGCCAACATGGACGCCCAGCAGGCGCTGGTGACGGACACCCATATCGACACGGCGATCTCGGCATCTTTCAACTCGTTCGCCCGCACCCCGGCCAATTAGAAAGGCTGAGGCCGTGGCGAGCTTCGTACAGAGGAAAGACGGTAATACCCTCGTTGCAGCAGCGTCAATATCGCTATCGTTCACTAATCCGATCGCTGCCGGAAGTATAATTATCGTAGCGGGACTGGTGGACCCTGCTACTGGCGTAACAACTGCCGTTGCCAGTGATGACAAGGGCGATTCGCCAACTACTGTTATTGCGCTCACGGCTAGCGGAAATCCAGGCGCCAAAGTTTTTGCCTTTGCCTTTCTGGCCGCTACTACTGGCGCTCAAACGGTCACCGTGACTTTTTCCGGTGGCACGAATCCTACTTATTCCGAGCTTTATATATGGGAAGGTGCCGGGCTCACCAATGCGACCATAGACAAAAACGTCCATGCTGGCGGCAGCGGTGCAAGCGCCGATAGCGGGACAACGGGGACGCTCTCAGCGGCTGTCGAACTAGCTGTGGCCTACGGCACGAGCAGCGGCGCCTTTACTGCGGGCGGTGGCGGCTGGACGAACGTAGCTATCAGCCCTCTTGGCAGCATCGGTGAGGAACAGGTCACCGCGGCGACCACGGCGCTCAACGGCACGGGAACAGCCGGCGCCGGTGACAATTGGGACATAATGTGCCTGACGTTCCTGTCCAGCTCGGGCATCATCGTCAACCAGTCCTTTTTTGATGAGAAGATTTTCCCGCCGAGAAGGCTGGGCGTGGAGAGCCAGGAATTTGCCACCCCAGCGCAGCCGTTGCCGCTCTACCAAAACGCATCGATGCCGAACGCGGCTGGCGTCAGCAAGACCAGGATGATCCCCTGCTAGGAGCACCATGGCCGTCTCGCATCTCTTCACGAACGCGGTAGCGGACTGGACCGGGACGGTCACCGTGTTCAACAGCCAGGGCTGCACGACGAGTATCAACGCCACGCAGATCGTGCGCCCGAGCGACTGGAACTCGGCGCACGCGCAGTTCTATACGCTCAGCGGCAACACGACGCTCCAGTCCACGGCAAGCGGGACGAACGTGGTGTTCGCCGCGTCCGGCGCCGGCATCTCGATCGCTGGGTCGACCGGGACGGTAGTCATCTCCTCACCGCCGCACCAGTCATGGATGGAATTTCCGCTCAACGGGCCCGAGGCAACGGCTGCTATTTCAACCGCCTCAGGTTCCGTGTCCTTTGCCGTGGCGTTCAACGTCAAGCAGCCTATCTCGGCCTCGTTCCTACGCTTCCAGGCGGCGATGACTACCAACAGTACAACGCTGGCGACTACTGCCGCGACGATGAGCGCGAGCGCGGAGCTGTACAGCACTTGGAATGCGGTAGTGTATTCCATCGGCACGGGGGCTAGCTCGAAGAGTCTGATATCAGTAGCTTCCGGCTCCGCCGGCTTCACCTTTCGTAACTCCATTTCTGTGGCGGTCAACGGCACGCAGTACAGCGTTACCCAGGGCGTCACCATGCCGGTAGAGGGCGGCACGACAACCCTCACGACGCAGTACTCGATCTCGAACACGAACCTCAGTTTCACGACGAACCAGATCGCCACGAACTTTAGCGGGAGCCGCTTTATCGATATTCCGTTCGCCAACTCGCTTCCAGCCGGTGAATATTGGCTGATCGTCGGTCAGTCCACGAACACGTCAGCGAACTCGACCGGAGTAAGCAACGCCACGAACTGCAATGTACGCTATGCTGGTACAGTCGGGGTGGATACGCAGCTAAACAATGCCATAGGCGTTATGGGTTCGACGAATCTCACCTCTGTAGGGGCGCTGATGGGCGCAGGTTCATTCTCGACAGCGGGCGGCGGCACGACGTCGGGCTTACCTATGTCGGCCATCTCATCATCCGCGAGTCACCCACAAATCTACTTCCAGCTAATCAGGAGCGCGTGATGCCGACAGCTACTATCACGATTGACGCTGGCGTCGCCGGCACCATGACCGACCAGAAGACGATCTCAGGGGCAGACCTCACGCGGTTCGTCGCCGCCGTGCGCGTAGCCTACAACGTCCCGGCCAGCTTCACTGACATCCAGGCTTTGCAAGTCTGGGCGGATTTCGTATTCCAGCAGGCGAGGGACACGACGAGGGGCGTCGAGCAGGCGTCCGCCTCAGCAGGCATAGGGTCGATAGCACTGACATGACCGCACAGATCGTCGCGCTAGACGCTGGCAAACACAACGAGGCGTTCGAGGGCTCATCCTCCCGCATCCTGCAGGGGGCGAGCTGGAAGAAGCAACGCATAATCGTCCTGCTACCTGCCTCCGACACCATCTCGACGAAGGTGGCGCTCTCGCACTGGAACCTGATCTTTCCGCCGAACAACGCGGTCTACCGTATGCTGTGCCTGGGCATGGAGGTAGGCGACGCCTACTCGCAGGCGATCGAGATGGTGCTCGCGCATCCGGACCTGAGCCAGTGGGAGTATTTCCTGACGATCGAGCACGACAACGTGCCGCCGCACGACGGCGTGCTCCAGCTCGTCGAGAGCATGGACAAGCACCGGGAGCTCGTCGCGATCAGCGGGCTCTACTGGACCAAGGGCGAGGGCGGCGTCCCGCAGATATGGGGCGACGAGAAGGACCCGGTGCTGAACTTCCGCCCGCAGGTGCCGCTACCGGACCAGGTGCAGCCATGCTGCGGCATCGGCATGGGCTTCGCGCTCTGGCGCGTGTCGATGTTCAAAGACGCGAAACTGCGCAAGCCGTGGTTCAAGACTATCGCGGGGCAGGAGGGTTTCAGCACCCAGGACCTCTACTTCTGGGGGGATGCACGCAAGCACGGCTACCGTTGCGCCGTAGATACGAGGGTGAAAGTTGGACACTACGATAGCGCTACAGATACCAACTGGTGAGCCGGTCAAGCTCGACATCGGATGCGGCAGCAAGAAGCAGCCGGGCCACGTCGGCATGGACCGCATCGCGTTCGAGGGGGTGGATCACGTCCTAGAGGTTGGGCGCGACCGCTGGCCGTTCGAGGACGGCTCCGTGGCGGAGGCGTACACCAGCCACTTCGTCGAGCACCTGACGGCGGTGGAGCGCGTCTACTTCTGCAATGAACTGCACCGCGTCCTCGTGGCGGGAGGGAAGTGCACGGTGATCGTGCCGCACTGGGCGTCCTGCCGGGCTTACGGTGACCCGACCCACCAGTGGCCGCCCGTGTCCGAGTTCTGGTTCTACTACCTGAGCCGTGAGTGGCGGGCGCTGAACGCGCCGCATACGGACGCCAAGCACTGGCCGCAAGGATTCGACTGCGACTTCGAGGTGACCTGGGGCTACGGCATGAACCCCATGATCCTGGCGCGCAACGCCGAGTTCCAGCAGTTCGCCCTGAACTTCTACAAGGAGTCGATCCAGGACATCCACGCGACGTTGACCAAGAAGGGCTAGCGCCGTGTCCTTCCAGGGGCAAGGCTTCCAGGGCAACGGCTTCCAAGTCGGATTGCCCGGCGCCTATCCCTTCACGCCGGCGACCAACACCTCATACATCGAGGGGCTCCCTGACAGGGTAAGGCTCGTCCTTTATCAGGGGTTGGCCGTGGCGCCGTCCCCGCCAACGGCCGCGACCGTCACGCCCATCACCGCCGGTCTGCAGGACATCGACAAGGCGTTCCGCGGGCGGTTCGTAGCGCCGCAGCTCCAGTTCTCCACCTTCACGCAGAACGACCAGCGCACGGCGACGCCCATCACGGCTGGCATACAAGACTTCGATGCTGCGCAGCGCCGCCGCATGCTGGCCGCACCACAGGATATATCCTTCGCACGCTCGCAGGCTGCGTCCTTCGAGACCGAGGGCTTCGACGACTTCGACCAGATCATCATCCGGCGCCCACGCGTGCCGCCGCAGGATGTCACCTTCACGCTGTTCACCCAGGCCCAGTTCGAGACGGAAGGCTTCGACGACTTCGACCAGTTCGTGCGGCGGCTGCCCGGCGTGCCGCAGATGTTCTCCGGCTTCGCCACCATCAGCGGCGTCATAGCCTCTACGCCCATCACGGCGGGGATCCAAGGCTTCGACCAGACGGCGCGTGCCCGCCTGCGGCTCTTGCAGGAGATCACGTTCACCGCCTTCGTCTCCACGTTCCCCGAGAGCGAGGGATGGGACGACTTCGACGTGCTGCAGCCGGCCCGGCGCAAGCTCCCGCTCTGGGACATCACGACGTCGTACCCGACGACTGCCGCCACGGTTACGCCGACCACGGCCGGCGTCGAACCCACGTTCGGCCCGCTGTTCAAACGGCCCTACCTGGACCACCTCCACGTCACCTACCCGAGCAACCAGAGCGCCGTGGCGCAGACGCCCATCACGGCAGGGTTGCAGGACTTCGACTATCGGTTCCGGCCGCAGTTCAAGGCGCCGCAGTTCCAGTTCTCCGGGTTCATCGTCTTCGACACGCGGGCGGCGACGCCATTCACGGCCGGCGTCCAGGACTTCGACCTTGCCTCGTTCAGGCGGCCGGCGCGCATCCAGGACTTCGGCGCCTCGCTCATCAGCCAGATCCGGGCCATCACGGCGGGCATCCAGGGCTTCGACGCTACAATTAGCGCCAGGTCCAGGAGGCCGGAAGGCTTCCCGCCCGTCCTGACGCCTGCCGCCGCGGCTACGGCGGGCGTACAGAGCGTTGAGGCGCTCCTACGCCGTAGGAGCCAGGCCGACCAGTTCAACGCGTCCGTGGCCAGCCCTGCGGCCGCCACGGCCACGCCAATCACGGCGGGGCTTCAGGACCTGGACTACCGCTTCGTGCGTCCGTTCCGGCCGGCGCTCCAGCAGGTCACGAGCTACGCCCCGGCCAACATCGTCCTGGCCATCACCCCCTCGCCGTTCCAGTTCGCGGTCTCCGGCCTGCCGCCCTTCCGGTACGGCATGAGGGTGAGCCTCCAGACGTTCGAGTCGCGCGGGCAGAACGTCGGGATCAAGTTCATCGTCCACGTGCCGGCCGAGTCGGGCCTTTTGACGCCCGTCGTGCTGACGGCTACAAGTGCGGTGACGACGCTCTCGGGGCTGAGCGCACCGCCTACGTTGGGCGGCACCGATGCCGACCCGGACCTCAGCGGCCAGGAATCAGACCCGGACCTCAGCGGCGAGGTGGAGAACTAGGCCATGGTCGCAGCGATCAACCAGGACTTCGTCACCTACCGCGGCGACACGGTGAAGCCGATCTTCGCGGTGGTGGACTCCAGCGGCAACCCGGTCGACATCTCTGGGGCCACCCAGATCGCGTGGTCGTGCCGCCTCAACCTCGATGGGTCCCCGCTCATCAGCAAGACGAAGACCGGCGGGCAGATCGCGTTCGTGAACACGGGCGTCGACGGCAAGTTCCAGGTGACGATCCTGCCGACCGATACGCAGCCGCTCTCGGGCTTCTACATCCACGCGGCGGTGATCACGGACAGCGTCGGCAACGTCTCCACCGTCGAGGTCGGCCGGATCCAGGTGGGCATCGCGCCGGCCTGGACCTACAACCCGATGGAGATCGCCAACTCCACGCTCTACCAGACACGCCTGCTGATCGGGGACATCCTACAGGGCGACCAGCAGATGACGGACGCGGAGATAAACTACTTCGTCACCAAGTACTCGAACGTGACGCTCGCGGCCGCGGCATGCTGCCGCCACCTCGCGACCCGCTACGCGCGGTCGGTAGACATCGTGCAGGGCACGCTCAAGACCAACTACTCGAACAAGTCGAAGCAGTACTTCGCCCTGTCTCAGGACATGGAGCAACGCGGCTACGCGACGGCGATAGGCGGCTACGCGGGCGGCATCAGCCGCGAGGACGTGCTCACGCAGCAGCAGAACACGGACCGCGTGCAGCCCGAGTTCACGATCGGCATGTCGGACAACTTCCTGCCGATAGGGCCGATCGGGGTAGAGCAGCCGCTCGGCAACACGACCGCCGGGCTCGGCGGGGATACGGGGAGCGTGTGATGCAGCGCATTATCGCCTATCTATTATTAGAACCCGGCGAGAAAATCATCCTAGTGAGTTCATGGTGGCCATCATGGGGGCCCTACGGTCCTGAGTGGCCGGCGCTTCTCATTGATGATCGCAATAAGGCGCGGCGGCATGCTACCCCGGTCTGGGATTGGGCGCGGCTGGAAAACATAGCGGGAAGATTAACGGGAAGGCGGCGCCGATGATCCCGACCATCACCATCGACCTACGTCAAGCGAACCAGAAGATGACGGTGCTGCCGGAGAACGTGCGATCGAACCTACGCCGGGTTCTCCCCGACCTCGCTAAGCGACTCGGCGCTAAGGTCGAGGGCAACATGGACGAGCGCTTGCAGTCCCATGTCCACCTCAAGGTTACGAAGCAACTCATCGAGAACCCGACCAGCATCAGCGCGAAGGTGGCGCTCGTGTGGACGGGCGATGCCAAGAAGAAGCTCGTGCCGCTGTGGCTTGAGGAAGGAACGAAGCCGCACCTCATCGAGGCGCGTAACGCGCCTGTGCTGGCGTTCTTCTGGCCGAAGATTAATGCCTGGTTCTTCGGCAAACGCGTGAACCACCCGGGCAACAAGCCGTACCGTATCTTCGAGGATGCGGTCGTCGCGATGACGCCGGAGATAAGGGCCACGATCAGGGCTGCCGTCATCAGCGGCAGCAAGCCGGGAGGGGCCTGATGGCGCTCCCGGTCACGCGCGAGCAGATAATGAACCACATCTTCGCGGACCTGCAGACGTTCTGCGGGACGAACTTCCGTACCTACAGCCGGCGGTTCCTCACGTGGGAGGACGTCGTGCAATCCTACAGGGACGGCACCCCGCTCTTGCAGCCGGCGCTGTATCTCTATGACGGCCCGGGCTTCGGCGGCGGCGCCGACATGTGGGACCCTCGCGGCCCCGGCAATCCATCAGTCGTGACGATGCTACGAACGATAGTGATTTACGCGACGCTCCCGGGCGGGGGGACGCCGCAGGGACCGGACGGCACCACGCCTGGCGGCTCGGTGCTCCACCCTCTCGTCGAGTTGGTGCAGCAGGCGCTCGCGCCCGACGACCCGACCTACGGCGTCAATCGCCTGGGCGGCCTCGTTAGCCATTGTTGGATCAAAGGCGATTCGCTAATAGTAACTGGTGAGCTTGACCCGACGCAGGGCCAGGGGATGGCGACCATCCCGCTTGAGATCATGATGTACCCGTCGCTCTAAGGGAAGGGGAACTAACATGTCGGTACCTTTTGCTGCATTCGGCCCGGGCATCTTGATCGTCACCCGCACCGACCTAGCCACGCCTGTCGCGATCAACGTCGGGTTCGCGCAGGAGCTCACCATCGACTTCACGGGCACCACGAAGCAGCTCTACGGGCAGAAGCAATTCCCGCTCGTCGCCGCCCGCGGGACCATCAAGGCCACCGGGAAGTGGAAGGCGGCGGTCATCTCGGGCATCGCCTGGAACAACGCGTTCTACGGCGGGTCATTCACGTCCGGCGGCATAAACTGGAACATCGACTCGACGTTTACCACGTCGACTACCGTGGCGACGGTGCAGGTCGGCTCATCCGCGACGTTCGAGGCCGACCTCGGCGTGAAGTACGGGGCCACGGCCACGACGCCAAACTTCCCGCTCCAGCGCGTGGCGACCGGGAGCGAGACGACTGGCAAGTATTCCGTCGCGAGTACGCAAGCCGGCTTATATACATTCGGCGGCGGTGACCTGACTTCGCAGACGCCGATCAAGGTCACGTTCACGAACACGACCGCCACGGGACAGAGCCTTATCGTCACAAACCAGAACATCGGTTTCACGCCGGCCTTCCAGCTCGACTACTATACGTCGCTGTCGCAGCCGACCGCGAAGCCGTTCGCTGTTCGCTTGTATGCCTGCATCGGCGGCAAGCACGCGATGGGCTTTAAGCTCGAAGATTTCGCGATGCCGGAGTTCGACTTCGACATGTTCGCTGACGCGAGCGATCGCGTGATCGATTATGTTTTTCCGGAAATTAGCTAAACGTAGTAAGCTAGCCGTAGGCAAGGCGTGGCTAGGTAGATTCCGGCGGTGCTGGGCGTGGCGAGGCAGGCGTGGCGCGGCTTGTTTGGCGCGGCTGGGTAAGTCTCGAACAGGCCAGGCCGGCTGTCTCCTAAAAGTCACACTCTCTACAATCCGCCCGGTCCCCAAGTTCCTCTGGGGACCGGGCGGTGCTATTTTCTGCCACGTTCCTAACACATCGGAGGGTACCTCAATGAGATTCCTCACCTTGCTTGCGACGGCGCTCGCCTGCGGCTACGCGGGCTATGCGGCCGCTGCTGACATGCCTATCAAGGCGTATGCCCCGCCAGTCCTGCCGCTGACCTGGGCCGGCTACTACATCGGCATCGACGGCGGCGTGACGCTCAACTCTCCGTTCAAGTTCAGCGCCGTCGGCACGGACGTGACGAAGGTAGACCCGCGCGGCGGGACGTTCGGCGGGCACGCCGGCCATAACTGGCAGACCGGCCCGCTCGTCTACAGCCTGGAGATCGACGCATTCTGGAACGGGAACAGCAAGACGGTCCCGCTCGGCGAACTCACTACCCTCAACACCAAGGTGGACTATTTCGGCTCCGCCACGGCGAAGCTCGGGCTCGCGCTGTTCAACGACGCGGTGCTTCTCTACGGCCGCGGCGGCATCGGCTTCGCCCACACGGCGGCTACCGTCACCGAGACCATCCCCGGAATCACTCTTCTGGCCCCGGTCACGACGCTGACCTCAAGCGCCTTCGAGGTGCACTACGGCCCGGTCGTCGGCCTTGGCGCCGAGTGGCGCATGTTCGGCTCATCGAGCTGGCTGCTCCGCGTCGACTACCAGCACTACATGCTGAGCAAGACGAGCTACGCCTTCGGCGGCGCCGCCCAGGTGAACGTGCCGGCGTCCCTGAACATGGACGTGCTCACCGCCGGCCTGTCGTACAAGTTCTGAGGTCGCTCCCGCTGCGCCCGTCCGAGGCTGGGGTCCACCCAACTAACCAACCCAGCCCGCAGGGCCTGCCTAGCTGTCACTAGGTAGGCTACCCAGCGGCCGACTAAAGGACGGACGGGGGACGGTGCCATCCACACCGTCCCCCGACGCTTGACATTTTCAGAGGGGGCGGTCCTATTAACCGCATTAGGCTCCGCGCCGCTCCCTCACCTTTCCCTGGATGGACCAATGGCCCGCACCGCGAAGATTACGCTCGACGGCGTCGACTACACTATCCGCGCGTTCAACATCGGCGAACTTGAGATAATCCAGAGGGCTGGCAGCGACGCCTGGACCGTGCTGAAGACTGCGCTCGGGCGCGCCGATCCCAAGGTAGACCATCCGGACCTCATCGAGCCAACACCGGAAGAGTTAAAGGTGGCGTTCGAGACCATCATGACGCTCGCGGGGTTGCAAAAGCCTGACGCGTCCCCTCCGGCGGGGGCGGGAGCCCCCTAACCGAGGAGTTCTTCGAGCAGGTGTTCGGCCTGCTCATGGCGGATTGTGGATTTGATCCGGATCAGATAAGAAGGATCGAGTTTCCGGACTTCGTTCGATATTGCAATCATTCAGCCAAGTATCCTTCGACCCGACAGATTGTGCACGCGATAGCTAAGTCGCTCGGCATCGAGTTCGCCGAGCCGACGACGGCGCGGTACATGACCGGCGAGGAACTTAAGGCCTTCGTCGATAGGACGGGCGGCAAGATCGAAGGGATCGGGCATGGCTGAAGAAGACGTCAATGTAAAATTCGGCGCAGATACCGCGGCCCTCACCCAAGCCACCGGCAAGGTGAAGGAGGAGCTCAACTCGCTCAACGCCGTGACGGCGCAACTGACGGGCGTGTTCGGGCAACTCGGCAGTGCTACCGCCCTTCTGGGCGGCATACTGACCACCCTCGGCCTTTCCAGCTTCGTGCGGGACGTGACCGAGGGCGCCACGGACGCGATAAAGCTTGCCACGGCGCTCGGCATCACCGGCGCCCAGTTCCTAGACCTCAAGGCGGCGGCTGCGCTCAGCGGCACGTCAGTCGAGGCGCTCGGCCTCTCGCTAGAACGGATGTCGCTCCTCGTGCAGCGCTCGACGCGGGACGCATTCACGCCGCAGGCGCAGGCGTTGAAGGTTCTGGGCCTCAACGCCAAGGAACTCATCGGGCTCTCCGCCGACCAATACTTCCTCAAAATCTCGGAGGCGGTATCGCACTTCAATCCGTCGCTGAACCTGACCAACGCGTTGATGGTCATAGGCGGCCGCAGCATGGCGAACATGGTCTCGGCGTTTACCCAGGGCACCGAAGAGGTGAAGCGTTTCCAGGAAGAGATGGCGCGGACGAAGGTGGGCCAGGAAGGGTTCTTCGCCGCCGCCATCACGACCCACCATGAGATACTGATCATGGACTCGGCCATCAACGGCCTGAACAAGCAGTTGTTCCTGAGCCTGAAGCCGACGCTAGACATCATCATCAAGACGACGCGCGAGTTCGCCATCTCCGTCCGGGAGTCGATCAAGGAGGGCGGTGATTGGTCGGTCGTGCTTCAGGGCATAAGCGCCCTGCTCAAGTCGATCGTCACGACCACGACGCTGCTGGCGGCCGTGGTCGAGGGCTTCGTCAGTATCATGAAGAACTCGTGGACGGCGATCCTTACTGGTGGCGTCTCCACTATGGACGGCATCCGCGAGGCCGCGCGGAAAATGTCTGACGACTTAGGTAGCATCATCAAAGAGACGGGCGCGAAGATCGGCGCAATATGGGCGACGACCGAAAGGACTAGGCACGAACGATCAGCGCGGGAAGATGCCGAGGCCATGGATGAGATGGGGCGCAAGCGCCTCGAAGTGACGATGGCGCAGATAGACGGCCAGACCAAAGTGATTGAGTCGGGCTTCGAGCGCCAGAGCCTGCTCTACCAGAGGGACGTCGACAACCTCAAGATAACGGAAGCGCAGAAGGTTGTGCTCGTTGGTGCGGCGTCCCAGCAGCGCTACGCCGCAGAGATCACGCTGCTGCAGCAGAAGCTCCAGCTAGGCGGGATCGATATCGCCCAGCGCGCGCAGATCGAGAATCAGATCACGGAGCTAACGCTACGGGCGGCTAACGAGCGGATCAAGGTAGAGATCGACGCCGCCAAAGCTGTCCAGCAACAGTGGTCGTTCATGGAGTCAGCGCTCACCTCCTCATTCTCCACCGCATTACGCGGCCTTTTGGCGGGAACCACCTCATGGAAAAACGCGATGAAGGGGATATTCGCGGACGTGGTAACGGCGGCGATCCAGGAGTTCGCGAAGCTGGCTATCATCAAGCCGATGATGAACGCGCTGTCGGACGCGTTCGCGCCAGCGACGTTCTTTGCGGACATCCTGAAGGTAATAGCCAAGCTGATCGGCCAGGTGTTCGCGGGGGCGACGGCGTTCTTCGCGCCTACCCTCGGCCCCGCCGCGCCCGCCGCAGGCGCTGCTGTTGCGGCTGCGACGGAGGGGACGGCGCTAGGCTTTGAGCAAGGCGCGTGGAGCGTGCCGAGTACCGCCAACGCGCTCGTGCACCGCGACGAGATGATCCTGCCCGTTGACTTCGCCTCGGCGGTGCGCTCCGCGCTCACGGGCGGCGCCATGGGCGGCTCGAGCAACCTCAACCTCAGCATCCAGGCGTGGGACGGCGCGAGCGTGGCGCGCTGGCTGCGCTCCGGCGGGTCGGACATGCTCGCCCGGGCCATCTCCATGCAGTTCAACCAGAACCCCACGGTGCGGCCGAGGTACTGACGATGATATGGGTAGCGCTGGCGATAGCTGACGAGGGCACCGTCTACGGGACGGCAGGACCTTTCGAGTCAGAGGCGGCGGCCGATACCTGGATCAATCAACGGGGCATCGATGCTTGCCACTGGCAGGCGGTAGAGATCGATTCGCCGGAAGTGGCGGCCTCACGCTGGGAGAATTAGATGCCTGTCGCCAGCAACCCCGTCTTTCCCAGCACGAGCCTTCCCGGGCTCGCCCTCCCGGTGATCCGCACGCCGATCTGGGCCACGCTCTCCCAGCAGTCGCTCGCCGGCGTGGACGTGCCGAACGAGCCTTGGACATATGGACGTTATAGATGGAGCGTGCACTTCGAGTTCCTGCGCCAGGGCGCGGCGTTCGGAGAGCTTCAAAATCTCATGGGGTTCTTCAACAGAATGGCCGGCCGTTTCGGCGTTTTTCAATATGACGACCCGCAAGACAACACCGCGCCCACTGACCAGCCCTTCGCCACCGGGGACTCGACGACGGTGGCCTTCCAGCTCGTGCGTACGCGAGGGAGCTTCATCGAGCCAGTTTTTGCTGTGAATACGATCACGAACATTAAGGTCGCGACGGTGATCCAGGGGTCATCTACCTACAGCGTTTCGAACAAGGGCGTCGTGACATTCACCACGCCTCCAGCGAACGGCAGCGGGATCACGTGGAACGGCACATTTCTGTGGTTTTGCCGGTTCGACAAAGACGAAGTCGACCATGAACAATTTACTGTGAGTAGCGGTGCAGGCGGGCCGATCTGGAGTGTCAGCGCACTGCAATGGACCTCTGTAAAATTCGGTGCGTAGATGCTAGGATTAGGTAGGCATGGTGAGGCAGGGCGGGGCGTGGCGCGGCATGGCGTGGCGTGGCGAGGCGGGGCAGGCCGCGCTAGGCCGGGCGGTTCTAGGCGAGGTCAGGCGGGGCTCGGCTTGGCAGGCGAGTCATGGCAAGGCCCGGCGGGGCACGGCAAGGCACGGCGGGGTAAGGCTTGGCAGGCATGCCGGGGCCCGGCAGGGCCCGGCATAGCACGACCGGGTCGGTTTTGGCAGGTGTGGCGCGGCGCGGCCGGTCAAGGCGTGGCTCGGCTGGGCTGGGCAGGCGAGGCGTGGCTCGGTAGGCCCCGGCGCTCTGGCGCAAGGTGGGGCTTGGCATGGCAGGCAACAGGGGAGGCTTCACCGTGAAGCCTTTTCCCGTCGGCTTAGATGTCCTGCTCGCGAGCAAAATCTACGTCTTCGCAGACATTTATCAGTTCGCGCTCAGCGACGGCGTGACCTTTCTCCGCTTCACGACGAGCGACGCTGATGTGCTCTACGCTGGTAGCATCTGGACCTCGAAGGGTCCGTACTTCGACAGCGTCAACTCAAAATCGCGTGGTCATTGGAAGAGCGGTTTAGACATCGACTCGTGGCAGGTCCTAGTCGCGCCGGCTCCTGCGGACCCGATCACTGGCGCGGCTTACCCGGCTAAGATTTTAGGGCAGCCATGGCTCGCTGCGGCTCGCGCTGGCGCGTTGGACGGCGCGGTGGTCGACATCCATAGGTGTTACTGGGCGGCGTGGCCGGCGTGGCCTATTCCCGCGCCGGGGCAGATGATTCCAGCCTACGTGTTGGTAGACATCTTCGCCGGGCGCGTAGCTGCGGTGGACCTCACGCGCACCGAGGCCATCATCACGGTCAACAGCCACATGGAGATACTGGCGCGCTCGATGCCGCGCAACACCTACCAGGCCGGCTGCCGGTGGACGCTCTTCGACGCCGGCTGCACGCTCTCTCGCGCGGGGTTCGCGGTCGCCGGCACTGTCGGCGCCGTGACCTCGAACGGGACGTTCAACACGAGCCTCGTGCAGATCGCCGACTACTTCTCGCTCGGCATGCTCACGTGGACCTCCGGCGCCAACGTAGGGTTCTCGCGCGCCATACGGAAGTACACCGGCGCCGCGGGTGGCACCACGCTCATCGCGCCCATGCCATACACGGTGGCGCCGGGGGACGCGTTCAACGCTTACCCGGGCTGCGACAAACAACTCTCGACGTGCACGAATAAGTTTTCAAACCAAAATAATTTCGGTGGTCAACCATTTATCCCATCTCCAGAAACGGCTATATAATCAGGGATATGAAATGCATTGGATGCGACGTATCAAAGTCAATCATCGAATTCAAGGCCATGAAGCGTGGCCGAAAAGTCGTTCTGACAAAGTGCCGCCGGTGCCGCAACAAGCTTCATGCGGCCTATTTGGCCAACCGCGAAGCGCGGATCGCATCATCGACGGCAGCCAACCGAAAAGACCCAGAAAAACGTCGGCTCTATATGAACGCCTACATGGCGTCTATCAGGGACGAGATATTTGCGAAGCTTGGATGTCGGTGCGTTCGATGCGGCTTTGCCGATCGGAGAGCGCTTCAGATCGACCATGTCAATGGCGACGGCTACCTAGAACTAAGGCGCAAGCTCAATACCTTCAAATATCTAAAGAGAGTCATCGCGGACAAAAAAGGTCGCTACCAAATCCTTTGCGCCAACTGCAACTGGATCAATCGCCACGAACAGGGCGAGCAACCGAATCGTCGGGGCTAATGCCGTTCATCCCGAGTCCGGAGACGGCGATATGACCGCAGCCGATGATTTCTCGCGCGACCCCTTCGAGGAACAAGAGCGGGCGAACGTGGTCCGCATCGCGATGGAGTGGGAATGCACGCCTTACATCCACCAAGGCCGCATTAAGGGCAAGGCGGCAGACTGCACGTTCTTCGCGAAAGTCTACGAGGAGGCCGGGCTGCTGCCAGCCATCACCATCCCGTTCTATTCGCACCAAGCGCACCTAAACCGGCAGGGCTCGATGTACCTGCCGATCGTGGAGAAGCACGCCAAGCGGGAAATCACTGAGGCCGAGGCGCGCCCTGGCGACGTGGTGATGTACTTCATCGCGCGCTCGTGGTCGCACGGGGCGATCATCATCGAGCCGGGCTTCCCGTCGATCATCCACGCGGACATGGCGGCGAAGTTCGTCATCCGCGGGGAGGGCGACCAGGGCTTTTTCAAGAACGTCCCGCGCCGCTACTTCTCATGGTGGTGATATAATGTTCCGAGCACTTGATCTTTTTTGCGGTGCTGGCGGTGCGTCGATGGGCATGCACCGCGCTGGCTTCGACGTGATCGGCGTCGATATCAAGCGCCAGCCGCGCTACCCGTTCACCTTCGTGCAGGCCGATGCGCTGAAGTCGCCGTTCGACCTCGACTCGTTCGATTTCATCTGGGCAAGCCCGCCATGTCAGCGATGGACCGCGCCTGTGCAACAGCGTGGAATTGCCCACCTCTACCCAGATCACATCGAGCAAGTCCGATCTGCATTAACTGCTAGCGGTGTTCTCTACTCCATCGAGAATGTCCCGCGATCGCCTGTGCGTGCGATAATCATTCTCTCCGGCTGTATGTTTGGCATGAGCACATATCGGAAGCGTCATTTCGAGACAAACTTTCTCGTATTAGCTCCACGGCCTGGCGCACCATTCGGTCCTAAGACGCGGGCGGATGCCGTAACGGTCTCTGGATCAAGCGGTGGCAAGAGCAATCGTGACTATTGGACGAACAGTAGGAAAAACGCGTGGCAATCTGCCATGGGTATCGACTGGATGACTAACGCGGAAATGGCCCAGTCGGTGCCGCCTATCTACGCGGAATTTATCGGCCGCGCCGCTATCAAATATCTGAGTAGCGCTACCAATGGCTAACCTCTTCCGCCCATCATCGAGCGTGAACAAGCCGACCGGCCCGGCAACCTCGCTGCGCATCCAGCAGGCGGTGCAGGGCAAGGGGCGGCTCGTCGGGTGGGGGCAGACCCGTGTCGCCGGCAACCTCATCTGGTACGGGGACTTCACGGCGACCCCCGTGAACAGCGGCGGCGGCGGCAAGGGCGGGAGCGGCGGCGGCGGCAAGGGCGGCGGCGGCAACACGACCTACAACTACACGGCGGCGGTCGCCATCTCGATGTGCGAGGGGCCGATCACCGACGTCTTCACGATCTGGTACAACAAGCAGAAGACCACCTACCAGATAGCGTCAGACCCCTTCTCCACTCTCTGGGGCGCGCCGGGCACCGCCTTGAACATGGTGCTGTTCAAGGGCACGTACGCGCAGACCGCATGGGGCTATCTCACGAGCCTCCACCCTACCGAGGCGCTGAACTACCGCGGCGACGCCTACATGGCGGCCGGTCCGTTCCAGCTCGGCGACACGCCGGAGCTTCCGAACTTCACCTTCGAGGTGAGGTTCCTCATCAACAGCGCCTACGCGGGGACGACGGACGCGAACCCGCGCGACCTCATGCTCGACGCGCTCACCAACGACAAGTACGGCGTCGGCTTCCCGGCGTCGCGGTGGGAAGGCTCGACCAGCTACTCTAACTACTGCGTCGCCACCGGGCTGGTGATGTCGCCCGTGCTCGCCGACCAGAGGGCGTTCACGGACCACATGAAAGACTGGCTGCTGGCGACGAACAGCGAGGCGGTATGGTCTGCCGGGCTGCTCAAGATCGTCCCCTACGGCGACCAGAACACCACCGCGAACGGCGCCACCTACACGGTGCCGGCGCTCCCCCTCTACGCGCTCACTGACAACGACTTCATGCCCGGCACCGGGGAGACCGGCGCGCCCGTGCAGGTCCACCGCTCGCGCGTGGAGGACCAGGACAACTCCGTGTCGGTGGAGTTCCTCGACGCGACCAACGACTACAACCCGGCCGTCGTGGAGGTGAAGGACGACGCGGCCATCCAGGTCTACGGGCTGAAGAAGCAGGCGGTGACGCAACTGCACCAGTTCACGCAGCTCGCGGCCGCGACGATGTCGGCGGCACTCCAGCTCGGCCGGCAACTGATCCGGTCGCAGTACGAGTTCACCGTCCAGAGCGCCTTCATCCTCCTCGACCCGATGGACGTGATCACCATCACGGACCCGGGCCTCAGCTCCTCCGCCATCACGGTCCGCATCAAGGAGATCACCGAGAACCAGGACAGCACCCTCACGATGATCGCGGAGGACTACCTCGCCGGGTCCGCGTCGTCGCCGCTCTACGGC